TAAAAGAAATCGAAGAAGCAGAAACAGTTGCAGGTGATGTAGCAGATGCGCCAAAGCCGCTTCTTAAAAAGAAAAAAGATGAACTAGAAGAAGCTTTTGTTATCGATAAAGGTGCAAAGGTTGTTATGAAGCTGAAAAACGGCAAAATGGTTTATGGAAAGGTCCTTAAGCAGCAAAAGGTACTGGGTAAGGCCGGTGTTGAAGTTCAATGGTCTGACGGAACAAAAGGAAGATTTCCAACTGACAAATTTTCAGCTCTGTCAATGGATTCTAAAGCGGACTATAAGATAGAGGAAGAAACCGAGCTTGAAGAAGCTAATACTGATAAGTACATGTGGAAAGACATCAATAAAGCATTGATGGCCGCCGGCGTTAATCCTCGGACAATTATGAAGGTGACAGCTGGATTAAGAGGTAAAGCTATTAAAGAAGAATCTGATGTTGAAGAATCAACTGCCGCTTACCGCAGGTCTCTTGAAAAGATTGCTAAAGATCGTCAATTAAAAAATCTGTCGAAGGACGATCGCGAAACTCTTTCAAAAATTGCTGCACTCCTAGCTAGAGAAAAACAGAAATAAACGATTTACTTTTATCGTTTGTTTGTGTATAATAGTCTTTAGTTTTTAGGAGAAGTAAAATGTCAGCAACAATATTCGAAGAGCAAGTATCACGTAAACCAGATCACTACCCTTGGACAGAGCAGTTTATTGAATCTATGCATAATGGATTCTGGACTGATAAGGAATTTAATTTCCAATCTGACATCCAAGATTTTAAAGTAAACCTTACTGAACAAGAACGCGAAATGGTCGTTCGATGTTTATCAGCGATCGGTCAAATTGAAGTAGCAGTTAAAACGTTTTGGGCAAAGCTGGGAGAAAACCTTCCGCACCCGAGCCTAACCGATCTTGGTTATGTAATGGCCAACGTCGAAGTAATTCATAACAATGCGTACGAACGTTTAATTGAAGTACTCGAAATGGAAGATGTATTTCAGAAGAACCTTGAACTTGATATTATTAAGAATCGAGTTAAGTATCTTCGGAAGTATAATCATAAGTACTACAAAGACTCTAAGAAACAATATGTGTATTCACTGATTTTATTTACACTGTATGTAGAAAATGTGTCGTTGTTTAGTCAGTTTTATACTATTAACTACTTTAACCGTTTTAAAAATGTATTGAAAGATACTGCACAGCAGGTTGCTTATACTTCTAAGGAAGAGCTTATTCATTCTATGGTTGGTATTAAGCTAGTCAATACTATTCGCGAAGAACATCCTGAGCTTTTTGACGACGAGCTATGTGAACTTATTCGCAAGCAATGCGTAAAAGCATATAACGCTGAAGCTGCAATTATTGATTGGTCAGTTAATGGTTATCAGTCTGAGCATTTAAGTTCTCCAATCATGAAAAACTTTATCAAGAACCGGCTAAATGAAAGTCTAAAAGATATTGGCATCGATCCAGTATTTGATGATGTTGATGCTGAGTTACTTGAAAAAACTACGTGGTTTGACGAAGATGTACTAGGTAATACAGCAACAGACTTCTTTTTCAAACGTCCTACAGAATATTCAAAAAATGACAAATCTTACGACGAAGACGACCTCTTTTAGTATAAATTATATATTATGAGTGAAAAATATTATTGGTTAAATGATGATAGCCGGCTGTTTCTTGAACGCGGTTATCTAGATGATGGTGAATCGCCCGAATCCCGGATCAGGTCGATTGCTCGAACAGCAGAAAAAGCCCTCAACAAGGAGGGCTTTGCTAAAAAGTTTGAAGAGTATATGGCCAATGGTTGGTACTCATTAGCATCACCTATCTGGGCAAACTTCGGCAAGAAACGCGGGTTGCCTATTTCATGCTTCGGTTCTTATATTGACGACAAGATGGAATCAATTCTGTATACACAAGCAGAAGTTGGCATGATGAGCAAAATGGGCGGCGGTACTTCTGCTTACTTCGGTAAACTGAGAGAACGTGGTGCAGAAATCAAAACAGGCGGTAAATCAAATGGCCCTGTTCATTTCATGGAACTATTTGAGACTGTAACTAATATCGTATCGCAATCATCTGTCCGCCGCGGATCGTTTGCAGCGTATCTAGATATAGATCACCCGGATGTGGAAGAGTTCTTATCTATTCGTAATGACGGCCATAGTATTCAAAACATGTCTTTTGGTGTAACTATCAAAGATAAGTGGATGAAAGAAATGGTAGACGGCGATAAAGATAAACGCCGTATTTGGGGTAAGGTGATTAAGAAGCGATTTGAGTCTGGTTATCCGTATATTCTATTTAGTGACAGTGTTAAAAAAGGCCGACCACAAGTTTATAAAGACAAGAAGATGGATGTACATGCATCTAACCTGTGTTCAGAGATTTGTTTATCCACGGATACCGAAAACTCATTTGTTTGTGATTTATCGTCCATGAACCTGTTGCATTTTGATGAATGGAAAGATACTGATGCGGTTGAGACTTTGACTTATTTCCTAGATGCGGTAATGAGTGAGTTTATCGAAAAAGCAAAAAATGTACCATTTATGGAACGCACAGTTAAATTTGCTGAATCACAACGAGCGCTTGGTATCGGGGTTCTTGGTTGGCATTCGTATCTACAATCTAAAATGATAGCCTTTGAATCACTTGAAGCAAACGGATTGAATGTTCAAATACATAAGCTTATTAAAGAAAAATCTTATGCAGCATCAGCTGAAATGGCAAAGGAGTATGGTGAACCCGAGCTGCTTAAAGGTTATGGTATGCGTAATGTAACTACTATGGCTATTGCACCAACTACATCTTCTAGTTTTATTCTGGGACAGGTATCACCAAGTATTGAACCATTAAATAGTAATTACTTTGTTAAGGACTTAGCGAAAGGTAAGTTCACATATAAGAATCCTTATCTTAAAGAACTATTAAAAGAAAAAGGCAACGATACAAAAGATGTATGGAAATCAATCCTTGTAACAGGCGGCAGCGTCCAACATTTAATGTTCTTATCAGATGAAGAAAAAGCAGTATTTAAAACATTTGGTGAAATCTCACAAAAAGATGTTATTATCCAAGCGGCATCCCGACAAAAATGGATTGACCAGTCTCAAAGCCTAAACCTCATGATACATCCTGCTACGCCACCGCGTGATATAAATAAACTATTAATAGAGGCTTGGGAACTTGGTGTCAAGACTTTGTACTACCATCGTGGCACAAACCCTGCACAAGAACTAAGTCGTAGTTTATTAACATGCTCAAGTTGCGAGGGATAAAATGCCAAAGGTAGATTACATATATGTAGATTGCCCACATTGCGGAATGCAATACACCATTAATGCATCTGCGATGTATATTGCAGATGAAGACGAAAATGAGGAAAACGATATTTACCCAGAATTTTGCACGTTCTGTGGTAATCACGTAGATATTGATGGCTGAATGGACATACAATAATAAGCCATTTGACTCCGAGATGATCGGAGACTATATTGGCTTTGTATATGAAATAACCGATACTGAAAACAAAATGAAGTATATCGGTAAAAAGAAGTTTTGGTCAAAGGTTACTCGCCCTCCACTCAAAGGCAAAACTCGTAAACGTAGATCAGTCAAAGAATCAGACTGGAAAGAATATTACGGATCAAGCGAAGAAGTTAAACAGCTAGTAGAGAATACCGGCGATTGGAGATTTAAACGTAAGATTCTATATCTCTGTACGACTCTTGGTGAAATGACATACCTTGAAATGAAAGAACAAATTGACCGTGAGGTCTTGCTTAAACCAGATGAATATTATAATGCGTTTATTGGTGGCAAGATCCATCGAAATCATGTTAAAAATTTACACAAATAAAGTGTTTACAACTTGATGCACGTGTGGTATAATACTACTAATAATTGAAAAGGATTATATTATGATATTAGTTGACTACTCTGGAATTTGTATGGGCGCTTACTTTGCCCGTGGTTCAGGGCCTGATGAAGGGCTACTCAGACACTTTATTCTTAACTCTCTTCGCATGTATAATGCAAAGTTTAAGGGCGAATATGGTAAAATGGTTTTATGCTGCGACGGTGGTTCATGGCGTAAAGATGTGTTTCCAGAATATAAAGCAAACCGCAAAAAAGATCGTGACGAATCAAAACATGACTGGCCTGATATTTTTCAGAAGTTCACTAAGATTCGTGACGAGATCGCAGAAAATCTACCCTTTGATATTATACACGAGTATGGCGTAGAAGCCGATGACATTATTGCAACACTTGTACATGAAACTCAAGACTTTGGTAAGGGTGAGCAGGTGATGATTGTGTCTGCAGATAAAGACTTTATTCAGCTACAAAAATGGGGTAATGTAAAGCAGTTCTCACCTCTTACTAAAAAGTTTATTACCGATGACAATCCCGTTCGCTATCAATTCGAGCATACGCTTAAAGGTGATACCGGCGATGGTGTACCTAATGTATTATCTGAAGACGATTCACTGTGTATCGAAGGTAAACGACAAAGCCCGCTATCAAAGAAAAAGATCGAGCATTGGTGGGAAAATCGTAGTGATTTACAATCTGTAATGCCAGAACATGTATATCGCAACTATCAACGAAACGACCATGTGATCAACCTCGACCGCATTCCAGAAAAAATTAAAGAACAAATCTTGGCTAAATACGAAACTGTTAAGCCAACACCCAATATGAAAGTATTGAACTACCTTGTAGTCAATCGTTTAAATAACTTAATTGAATCAGTAGGAGACTTCC